AATATTAGACCTCCGTGGCCTCCCCCGAACCCGCACACCCGTTAGTGGGCCTTCGGCCTAACTAACATCCCGCACTGAACTCCCGCCTATAAATAGGCTACTCACACATTCACAAAACGATGTGAATCCTGCACACCGGCACACGGAGGGTAAGCATAGAGTTTTCTGGGACACCCCTGATTTCTGCTAAGGACCTAGCGGACTTCTGTGTTAGCCATGGCTACCGTTGCTTCCAGCTCCACCAGGTTTCGCGTCTACTCCAAATATTTATTCCTTACATATCCACAATGCATCCTTGAGCCACAGTACGCCTTGGATTCTCTTCGCTCTCTCCTCCAGAAGTATAAACCACTGTATATCTGCTCCGTCAGAGAGCGACATGAAGACAATTCACCACATCTGCACGTACTCGTGCAGTGTGAGAAGAGAGCTTCAATCACCAATCCCAATGCCTTGAACCTACGGATGGACTTATCTCCATTCACCACATATCATCCCAACATCCAACCTGCCAACAACTGCAACGATGTTCGTGAGTACATCACCAAGGAGGTTGATTCTCATGAACATACTGCTGAGTGGGGAACATTCATCCACCACACAACTTCTGGTCGTCCTGATAAGGACGAAGCGATGAAGCAGATCATCGAGTCTGCTACCTCCAAGGAGGAGTTCATCAGTATGGTCAGATCTAGGTTCCCGTTTGAATGGTCTATCAACCTACAACGCTTCCAGTATACTGCTAACTATCTATTTCCTGATCCCATCCCCCAGTATACACCAGAGTTTCCAACGGAATCTCTGATATGTCATGAGACCATTCAAAACTGGGCCAACACCGAACTGTTCACTGTAAGTCTAGATTCTTACATCCTTTGTAATAGCATTCCTTCGGACCAAGCTCTATCTAACCTCAGGTGGATGGATGACTATACTAGGAATCACCAGGACGCCATAGATCCCTCTACATTTGCGGACCTACTAGAACAGGAAAGACTTCCTGGGCAAGATCTCTAGGGATCCACAACTACTACAACAGCCAAGTAGATTTCACGAACTATAATGCTGATGCATTATACAATATAATAGATGACATCCCTATTAAATATGTGCCAAACTGGAAATGCTTCCTCGGTGCTCAGAAGGATTTCACAGTCAACCCCAAGTATGGCAAGAAGAAGACAATCAGGGGTGGCATACCATGTATCGTTTTAGTAAACCCTGATGAAGACTGGCTGAAGGACATGACTCCCCTGCAGTCGGACTATTTGTACGCCAACGCCGAGATCCACTATATGGAAGATGGTGAGACATTTATCAACCATTCCTTCACCTTCGGTGAAGGGGCCACTGCTTCGCAGTGACTGTCCTAGCGCGGACGGCGTACATCATTATAAACATAATATCTCAGGGTGTTGTATTTCGTTGTGATATATTTGTGTAAGGTGTGTTTTATGTTTGTGATAATTTGGTTTGTCTTTGCTCATAGCTGAGCCGATGTAATAAGATTGTAACCAGAAATATATATATATATTTATTGCAGTCCAATGGACTTGAAATAACACGCATGTGTCAAGTTACAGACCACACTGAAACCAGTGGATGCAGAGTCACCAGTGACTCCAGCCCTAGTACATGTAACTAGATACAGCGCTCCCTTCTTAATGTCACCAATCTTGCCATCACCCGTGTTCATCCATTCCGTGGATACACGGAGACCCTTGATGAACTTATTGCAGTCGACTATGTTCTTCCCTACTACGTAGTTATACCGCGTATCAGCGGTGGACGACCCAACCTTCTTGCCGTCTGAGACGAGGTCTACGTGCCACTTCCTCTTCACTACGAACCGGTGAGCCCAGGCTCTCCAGATGGTCCATGTGGATGGCAGGACATTCCAAGGCATCGTGAAGATGTCTTCAATACCAGGCATGGCCTGTTTAGGCTCGGCGTCATAGACGAGCCAGTGATACAACCTCAACGGAGTTACGAACTTGGAGGAAGCATCCGCCACGTACACACTCCCCTGCAGGTGAAACTTGTACATGATGGTCTGGTTAGTATGGCGATTATCATCGCCCTTCCCAGCTGCAAAGCATGTAATAAGATCAATCCTCGGAGTGTTGGTAACAACCACACTCTGCTTGTCCGGAGTAATCCACTGCTGACGGAGAACACAGAGAGCCGGTGGCCTGACAGGTACAACCTTGTACTGGGTCTTACGCCTCTTGTATACGGCTCCCTTCCATCTTCCAGATGACTCCCCCTCATCCCGCTTACGCTTCCCCTTAGACTTTAAATCAGTCATTGAGGACGCGCCGGGGTATTCCCGTATCCAATCTCCTCCGTCTTCTTCTGTCTCTTAGCCTTCCAGACAAGAATGCAGTCCTTCAGGAAAAGAGTATAAGCCAGATAAATGATGCCTACAGCAACTAAGCAACCAAATATCACGAACACAAAGGTTCGCCAGGCTAAGTCAGAAGACTCCGTAGAGACGGGAGCAGTATACAGCTGATCTCTATATGGTAGAGGCGGGGTATACTGGGAAATCTCCATCCATATGCTTCGCAATCATCCTTACTTATAGTCTAAGTTATCACAGATTCCATTTGGTGCAGATTGCACACAATCACAATAAGTGTGACAGTGACACAATCAGCATCTTATCCGGGACCGCGCACTAGCGGCCTCGGCCCACGTACGAAAAGCCACGTGGGCCTCGGGGGGGGCCACGGAGGGT